GTAAATACGACAGAACCTTTTTGTTCTAATAGTTGAGAGAAACTACTTATCATCTTGTTTAACTTCTCTTGCTTTTCTAACTTTTTCTATCTCTTTTTTCTTAACAACCTTACCTAATTTTTGTGTCATTTTGTTTATCAAACTGCCATATTTTGTTTGTAAAATTTGGTCAATCTTAACTCTTGCAGCTAAAGACATCTCTTTATATTTTGGATAAAATTTATCAAGAACTTTTTGTTTTGCCATCTTTGCAGCTTTAACTTTTTGTTTTGCAAAGTTTGCTATCTTTCTTTTAGACCTCTCAACTTTCTTTTTGAAACCAGCAGTCTTCACCAACCTTTTCATTCTAAGTGCAATCTTTCTTCTTTGTGCTTTGGAAATGAGTTTAAACTCAACTAGGTCATCTAGAGTTTTCTCAAACTCTATGTCTTCTTGAATTTCTTTAAATGTTTTCATTTGTCCCATGCCTTTATTGCAGTAAAGTTGTTGAAAGAGAACTCCATTCTGTCCACTAACTTAACAGCTCCACCACTTACTCTATCAATCGCAACATAACCCTCTGGGTTTGTTACTTTAAATCCATTATCGGTCTTTATAAACGTATCTGTAAGACCTTTTACACTATTTAGTTTTTTTACGATTTGCATCTTCGCATCAACGAGTAAGTTTTGAAAAGTTAGTACTTGTGTGAGATTATTGGTGTGTTTACCAAACTCTCTCAAATACTCTTTCTGTATTTTTATATACTTTTCTTTTCCTTTATCACTTTTTACTTTGTCAATTTGTTTCTGTATTGACATCTCAACCCATTTTAAATATCCCTGTGCGTGTTGTTTTGGATTTTTAATTATCTCACCAGCACGAACTTTACTATTATTATATGTCTTGAGTGATGCACTTACTAATACACCTTTCAAACTTTCCTGTAAATTAATAAACTTTTTCAACAGGGGTGCATTTATTTTTTGAAATGTGCTACCTGTCTGTGATAGTATTTTAGTTACTGCATCTTTTTCTTTTTCTGTAAAAGTTGCACGACCAGATACATCTTTGTAAGTTGCATCATCCATCCAGACACTAGATGGTTTATTAAGTCCAGATATATTAACTCCGAATGATGCTTTCATATCTTGCAGTTCTTTACCTGTATAGGTAGTATGCCAGACAACACCAATCTTTGATGTATTCATTATTTTACCTAAGTCACTATCAACAGGTACAGCATATACAATAGTGTTAGGTTGAAAAGTATAGTATACCACACCTTCAATTTTTGTTTTCTGGATATCGTCTGTATACATGAGATCACCTTGTAATACCCCTTTGATACCCAACTTAGAAAACTCTGCAAGTGCGATTTTAAATTTTGAATTAAGGTCACCAGATAAGTCATCATCTATCTCCTTATTTGTTTTATACAACTTCGGACTCACATTAAATACTGACTTTTTCGCAACGAAAAACTTACCATCTGATGGGTCTACACCAGCAAATATCGCAGGAGCTCCGTCCCACTTTACTGTCATGTTTACAGATGAACGACTAGAACCAGCTAACATATCTCTTAACGATTGTAAGAAATTTATCGCAGCCCGACCACCATCAACACCATAGTTGATGATTTCATCTTCTAAATGTTCTAGGTGGAGATTTTTCCCACCTTTATCTTCTGTCAACAATTCTGAAAATTTTATCATTTTTTACCACTCATCATATTTTTAAATATAGGTGTTGCAGTTGCTTGAAACTGTGGTTCTGCTGTTTTTGAACCTTTATATCTTATCTCTAAATTTAACAAAGGTGTAGTACCATTATAAATTGTATAAAATAATTTTGCTGGAGCTCTTTCTTCTTTTTCATACTCCCACGGCTGTCTTCTGGTATTACCTTTATTATCAACTGTTTTACCTAATTTTATATTATCTTGTTTAAATATTTTTGATAACGCCTCTACTGTGGTTGGTAAATCTTTTACCTCTGCTGATTCTACACCAATTTTATCTCCTTTTCTTTGTCCTATTCCAGTTAAGAGATAAAAATCAAATTGACCAGATTCATCCAATATTGGTTGTAAATCAACTTTAAAAATTAGTTTAAGAAATGCTGTCATCATCTCCTTTGAGTCTTTCATCAAAACTTTATTTACTGATTGCCAGAAAATATTTTTTCTTCCCATTGCACCACGACCAGCTAACATATCATTTGCAAAATCATTTGGTATCTTTGCGATTTCTTTTTTAAAATCTTTTTCAGATAATTTTCTAATACTAGTATAATTAGTTGTCTTTTTATATGCAGCTACCATTCTAATAAAAAATAAATTCTTTGCTCTTTCTATTGTATTCATATCCTGTTCAGAAATAAAATCTTTTAATAGTGATTTTTTACCTGTGATTGGTTTATTAATTAATGTAGGGTCTGCATCTTTTGTTGCTTTTTTCTTTTTAAGAGAAAATCCATAGTATCTATTTCCACCAGCAACAACAATATCTGATGAGTTATAATCTTTTATATTACCTATTGGTGGATTAAATGGTGCGATTTCTTCATCCCAACTTTGTCCTGTCCAAAAAACTTTAGTTGGGTTTGGTACTATTTTAAGTATTGCATTTGCAGATGAAACAGCAGTTGCAAGGTCATACCAGTTATCAGTAAATTGATTGAGTAATGTTTCTTTTCCAGTTGCACCGATTATATCACTCCATTTATTTTTAGATTGTTCTATAATCTTTTTTGCATCATCTACTGTTATCTCACTAGAGTCATATTTCTTTTTTCCTAAAACTATCGCAGCTGTCATTAACTCTTGAGTACTTGTTGATATTTTTTGACCACCACCTTCACCACCATACTCTGGTGTTTTTGCAAACTTTCCTAGTGATGTCTTAGGGTCTGTAATTGATATTGAGTCAACATCTTCAAAATCCTTAACTAATTTATTCATATCTTTGACACCATAAGTTTCACCATTCATAGTTACTTCTTTGACTTTTACAGTAGTGCCATCATTTAACATATGGTCTTCACCATTTGTTATTTTTTTTGCAAATATTTCAATTCTTGGGATACCAGAGTTAGGGCCTTTACCAGCTGGTTTTTGTAGTTCACTTTTACTTAACTTAGACTCTGATAAAACTTTTTGCACTATATCTAAAGGTGCAGTATAAGTTTTATCTCTAGGGTTTAGTATATGAATATGATCTCTAAAAGACATAACACCTCTTCCATTTACACAAATAGTTTTATAGTATTTATATAACAGAGAAGTTAGTATATGTCAAGTATTATTCAACATAATGTAAATAACTACCCATAAAATATTTAGGTTCTTTGATAGGTTTTGTTCCTCTATGAAACCAAGGCCACATAGGTGGAAAAACTACCATACTACCTTTTTTACAATCTGTAATTGTATTCTGATATGGGAACTCTGTCTTACCTTCTTCATTATCTGATAGGTAAAGAAAGAAACCTAACCATCTATGCATACTACCTCTGGAGTTGACATCAACGTGCCAACCAAATTCATCTACACCATTTGAGTCATACTTTTTCATCTTGAATGGTTCAAACCCAAACTTCTTTGGAAAACAATATTCATTATAATCTGATTTGTAATCATTAATATATTGAATAAACGTATTTGCGAGAGTTGTTGTATCTTCTCTCCAAGCTTCCATATGTTTAAAACAATGTATTTCATTGAAACTTAAAGTTCTATTTGCAGATGACATATCTCTTTTTTCCCATTGTTCTTGATTAGACTCAAACTTTTGTATCAAGTCATCACAAAAAGTATCTGGTATTGCATTATCATATACTTTGATAAAATTTTTCATATTATCTTCCAAACATTTTTCTTACACCTTCTATCGGATTTTTTAAATTCTGATAAGTGTCATCAATAAAATTAATATGTTTCTCTAAAAGAACTTTTAACTTTTTGTTTTCTTCCTCAAGACTATCTAATCGTTTTTGAATTTTAAATAGTTCATTCAATATGAGTTCAGTTTCCATACTTAAATTCTTTTCCTACAGCTTCTTCTAACTGTTTCATCACATCTTCTGTAAAGTATTTTTCTGGGTCATTCATAATTGTCTTACCATATTGTTTAGAACCATCTGGTAACTCAATACGAGTAGATACAGATTTAAATATATCATATTTTACAGCAAGGTCTGTCAATCCATAGTGTCTATCTAAACCTTTATCATAAGTCAATCGAACATCTACCATTTTATTTTCTATAGTCAATCTTGACTTGTGATTTTTACAATGTACGATATTACCGATTACCTCAGTTCCATCTTTTTCTTTTTTCTTGGATAGGTAAACAATAGATGAGGCTGCATACTTGAGTCCAGAACCACCACCCATTTCTTTTGTTGGAAACATAGAACCGACAACATCATAAGTATGATTAGTTACAACCATAGGTACTTTTGCTTTTGCAAGTTTTAGTGTCAATACACGAAATGCAGCTTTCAATACTTGCGCCCTAGTCATATCTCTAGTTTCTTTACCATCAGATGTATCTTCTACTTCTTTTGTAGTTGATAACATACCAAGTGAATCTAGACACATAAACATTGGTCTACGAACATCTACGTCTTGTTGCATATATCTATCAAGAACTTTTAATCCCTGTGTTCTAAACTCTTGAACAGTTGTAACAGGAAGTATTACCATTCTGTCTGGGTCAATACCTCTATCAATCACCATCTGTTTTGTGATTGCACTTTCTGACTCAAAGTAAACAACACCAGCATCTGGGTTTGCATCAAGAAAGTTTTTGACCATACCCATCAAGAAATATGTTTTACCAGTTGCACTCTCACCAGCAAGTGCAGTAATTTTATTTGCAGGCAATCCACCATAAAGTGAACCAGATAGTAGTGCATTAAATATATAACTACCTGTGTCTATAAAACTATCATTATCTCCTGCTTCAACTCCGTCTGAAACAAGTGATGCATATTCGTTACCAGTTTCTTTAATTATATCTTTCAAAAAATCATTCATTAAATGTCACCTTCTTTTCTATTATTTGATTTATCTTTGTCAAAACCATCTGGATATCGTGAAGATAGTTTTGCAGTATTAATATCTATAAGTTCTTCTATAGAGGTATCAAGTGCGATACAACCTTG